CTAACCTCCCTGCTAACTATTACAAACGCGGACTATCAGGTAAAACACATGATTGGATTAAAGTTAATCTTGCTAATGAGTACGGCTTTGTCTCTAACGGTAAGCCGGTTCACCCAATGTATACGGACTCTGTTCACGCATCCCACATGGACTTCACACCATGCAAGGACACTCCTATCATTCTGGGTTTTGACTTTGGTCGTACACCTGCTTGTGCCTTTCTTCAGCGTACTGCTATCGGGCGTTGGGTCTGCTTTGACGAGATGGTGCTTACTGATTCCGGTGCCGTAGACTTTGCGCCTACCCTAAAACGCTATATTGAAGAGACTTATCCTGGCTGCAACTTTAAGGGCTGGGGTGATCCCTCTGGCTCCAACAAGAATCAGTCCAACAGTGAGACTCCCTTCCAGATCATGCGAGCCGCTGGTATTCCCTGTCAACCCACAGAGTCTAACGATCCCCTGAAACGCCGAGCCGCTTTAGAAGTACCCATGAAAGAAATGTGTATGGATGGTAAGCCTCGATTTATAGTGTTGCCCAAAGCCTCTATGATACGCAAAGGGTTACAGGGTGGCTTCTGTTATCGTCGTGTACAAACGTCAGGCGAACGCTACAGTGATCAGCCCGACAAGAATGAATACTCTCACCCCGTCGAGGCCCTAGAGTATGCCCTACAAGGTGAAGGTGAAGGTCGCTCTGCTCTCCGTCGAGATCAGGGTTTTGCAAAGCCACACACAGCAAAGGTGAACTTTAGTGTCTTCTGAAGTAGATATGTATGTCGTATTTACGGGCGATACTGGGCATTGGTGGTCTAGGTTTATCAGGGAAGACATGGGGCACTGCTATGTCATAGTTCCCTCTAACGGGAAGTTTATTGTTGCTGGGAAGAATACAGCAAAATATGATCTCTATAATGTAGACTCAATAAATGGTATAATTGGGCCAAACGATATAATGCTTGGTTATAAGCAGGAGGCCACCAGTGCCCACTTGTTTGCGCTAAACACCTGTGTCGGAAATGTTAAACAGATGCTTGGCATTAAAAAGCCATTCGTTTGGACTCCATATCAACTATTAAAGTACATGAGGAAACATCATGGGTAGCTCACCAGAAACTGTAGCCAAGACTCCGCAGCAAGTAATCATGGAAGGCAGGCAAGAGCGAGAGCTTGCAGAACAAACAAGAAAAAGTGAAAGACGATTAAAGCAAGTAGCTAGAGGAAGGCTAGGAAAGAAAACTCTTTTAGAAGGCCCAAGACAAGAAATGGTTGATCCTGGCGCTCCTCCGGTAAGAAAACAGGGTTCTAAAGGGCTGGGAGATATGGGTAGAGCAGCAACTAAGGCAGGTCGATAATGGAATTACCTAAAGAGCTTGGTTCACTGACGGACTTAAAGCGACGAGAGAATGACGCATTTAAACGTGCCTCTATGTGGCACGATCAGCTTGATGATGCCTATGAATACTTTCTGCCTAACCGTAACTTGTTTGAGGACTACGCTCCAGGCCAGAAAAAGATGGATCGTATCTTTGACTCCACTGCACTTGAAGCTATCCAACAGGGTGCTAGTAAACTGCAAGAAAACATTGCTCCTATCTGGTCACGCTGGGCCACCTTTGAGCCATCTGATCTAGTTGTTAAGCAGCTAGAGGAAGGTAACTTTGATGTCAGCTTAGAAGAGATTGAGAGTAACTTGCAGAAGCAATCAGAGATTATCTTTGATTACATTAACCGATCTAACTTTGCTACGCAGTTCTATGAGCACGCCCTTGATCTACTCATTGGTACAGGCACACTTCGTATTGATGAAGATGAAAGCGACGAGATGCCCCTCATCTTTAACGCCATTCCGCAGAAGGGAATAGCATTTGAAGAAGGCCCACAGGGTAATATTGAAACGCATTGGCGACGATTTAAAGTAAAGGCTCGTAACCTAGAGCGTTACTGGAAAGGCTTTGAGCCATCAGAGAAGATGAAGATAGTTATCAAGGATAAGCCAGACACTGATGTCGATGTGCGCGAGGGTGTTGTCTATATGCCCAAGAGTAAGACCTACTATGGTTGCGTATGGGTAAACTCTGAAGATCGTATTAGCTGGATGCAGGACTTTGGCGAGTCTAGCCCTTGGGTTACAGGTCGCTATAGCAAGGTCGCTGGTGAGATCAGGGGTCGTGGCCCAGCACTACAGGCACTCCCAGACGTTCGCTCACTAAACAAGGCCAAAGAGTTTGTACTCCAGAAGGCTGCCATTGACCTAGCAGGTATGTACACGGCAACCGATGATGGTGTAACTAACCCCTACAATTTGAATATAAGCCCAGGCATTGTTATTCCAGTTGGTTCTAACAACAGTAGCAACCCATCCATTCAGCGCTTAGATACAGGATCGAACTTACAACTTGCCCAGTTCCAGATCAGTGAAATGCAAATGTCGATCAAGAAGGCCTTATTCAACGATCTTCGTGATCCTTCTGGTGCTGTGCGATCCGCCACTGAGGTTGCCATCGAGTCGCGTGAATTGGCAAAACGCATCGGCTCTGCCTTCGGCAGATTACAGACCGAAGTATTGATTCCAATCATTAAACGAGTAGCCGCTATACTTACTCGTCGTGGTATCATTAGCCCTATTGAACTAGATGGTCGTCAAGTTGCCATTAAGTTTATGTCACCACTAGCAAGAGCGCAGGACGGTGAGGACATTCTTAACGTACAACAAGCTGTACAGTTCGTGTTGCAGACTGCTGGCCCAGATCAAGCCAAGATTGGATTTAAGCTAGAAGACTTTGGAACATGGGTTGCCGGTAAGACTGGTATGCCTGCCGAGTTAGTTAGAAGCCAAACTGAAAAGCAAACCGTTATTCAGGCTGGCGCTCAAGCTGCAATGCAGGGAATGGACACTCAAGGTAATCCTCCTGTTGACCAAGGACAAACCGCTCTATGAGTTGGGATACAATTAATCAAGCGACCACTAATGCAGAAGATGCAAAGGTGGTCAATGCAGAGAAAAGACAGGCCGCTGCTGAATTGGCTCAAGCGTACAATAAGTGCTTCTCAGGTGACATCGGGAAGCGCGTACTTGAGGACATGACGCGGAGGTTTATCTTCAATAACGACACCCCCTTTGGTGCCTCCAATGTTGATTACGAGGCTGCTTACCATAACGGTGAGTCGGGAGTTGTTAAATTTATTATCAACCAAATGCAACAAGCTGAAATATTGTAAGGAATAATTATGAGTGAAGAACAGGCCGCAATAGAAGAAACAACAAGCGAAACCCTGTTGGATGCAAGCTCCCCCGAACTAAGTGAAGGTGAGTATTTTCTATCCGATGGTATCAAGGGTACAGGCGAGACACCCGAATGGTACAAAGGCGACAAGTATAAGTCTGTCGCTGAACAAGCCAAGGCCTATACTGAGCTAGAGAAGAAGTTCGGTGGTTTTACTGGCGCACCAAAAGATGGCTATGCTGGCCCAGAAGGAATTGAGTCTGACGATGCCCTACTGCAAGAGCTAACTGAGTTTGCCGACAAAACTGGCATGAGCCAAGAAGCATTTGGTGAAGCATGGGAATTGTTGACAGCGCAAAGTGAAGCAGTAGAACAGGTTACCCAAGAGCAAGAGATTGCACGACTAGGTGACAATGCTGGAGAGCGTATTAAGAATGTTGAGGGCTATCTAAAGAACAACTTAGATGCTGACGACTACGAAGTGGTTCGTGATCTAGTAACTGATGCTAAGTCTATTGAGCTGGTAGAGCATTTGGTTCGTGCCACTGCACCTACTAAACTACCCATCGACGGTGGACAGCATCCTACAGGCATGACTTGGGGTGATATTGAAACCCAGATGTTTATGAAGAACGAGAATGGACAGCTCCTCCGTAGCATTGATGCTAACCATGAAGCCAAAATCCAGAAGATGATGCAGGAATTTGGTGGCGACAAGGCTCATACCCGTACCTTCGGCAGTTGAGTTTATGGGGTGAAAGGTGTATAATCGGCACACTGGACACCCCTTTCTATTTAAGGCCCGGTAAATTTAGGTTGAATGCTGACCAATTTACTGGGTACTCAGCTAAAACCTTGAAAAACTTTTATATTATTTATTACTCTTTTTCGAGGAAATCACTATGAGTAAGGTATTATCATCCGTAGCGGTAACGGAGTTTGACAGTCTTGTTAAGCACGCATACCAAAACGCTGGCCTTTTGAAAGGCGCTGTAACTGTACGAAACAACGTAGTAGGTGACACCTACAAATTCCGTAACATGGGTAAGGGTCTAGCTAACCAGAAGTCTACTTCTGATCTAGTAACTCCTATGGACATCACTCACGGCTTCGCAACTGCAACTCTGCAAAACTGGAATGCTCCAGAGTACACAGATATGTTTGATGCTCAGACCGTAAACTTTGACGAGAAGCAGGAACTTGCAAGCACTATCGCACAGTCTCTTGGTCGTCGTTGTGACCAGTTGGTTATTGATGCAATGGACGCAGAAACTGTTTACGCAGGTACTGTTGTTGAAGGCGGCACTAACCTAACTACTGAGAAAGTAATTGAAGCTCAAGTAGCTCTTCGCGCTCAAGGCGTTCCTAACTCTAACCTGTATGCTGCTATCAATGCTCAGGGTCTGGGTGGTCTGCTTAACCAAGAAGAAATCACTTCTTCTGACTACAACAATGTTAAAGCTCTGGTCAATGGTGACGTTGATACTTTCGGTGGCTTTAAGTTCGTAGTTATCGAAGATCGTGCTGAAGGTGGTCTGACTGAAGCTGCTGACATCGTTGATTCATACTTCTTCTCTCAGGACGCTGTTGGTCTTGCAATCGGTATCGACATTAAGACTGACGTTGATTGGATTGCTGATCGCACTTCTTGGTTGTGTAACGGTATGCTAAAAGCTGGCGCTGTTTCTCGTGACGGTCTTGGTATCGTTAAAGTTCAATACGACAAAACTGCATAAGGAATATTATCATGGCTTTTGAAAGACAAGGTTTATCAAGAATTGGAGGTGCTGGTACTGGTGGCACTTTATGGATGTATAATGCTTCTGAAGCTGCTGACAATGCTGCTGGCCCAGTCCTGCAACTTGTTAGCTACTTTGATGAAGCAGCAGATGTTCTACAAAAGGGTGATCAGATCAATGTTACCCGCGAAGTAGGCACAGCTTACTTGCACATCACCTATGTTCGATCAATTAGTGCGGCAGGCGTTGTTACTACAGCGGCTGGAACAACCATCACTGATTAAGTAGTAAAACTGAATGGGGCTGCTTCGGTGGCTCCTTTCTTTACCAATAAAGGTTTATTATGGCAAGCAAGATACAGCTAATTTCTAATGCTCTCATTCTAATTGGCGACCTGCCTATAACATC